AGACGATGAAAAAATAGAAAAAAATGATTTAATTCGTATTCTTGTCGCATTAAATAATTACTCTATTGATGCAGCCAAGACATTGGAAATGCCTAGAGCGTCAGAAAAAATGACAAAAATGATAAATTCAATTGATAAATTGGATCTTCCTTACTTCTTTCAGTTTGCTAAAAAGAAGGAAAATAAAAAAGTAGCCCCTATAAACAATAGTACAGTAAATCAAGTATGTAAAAAGATTGAAGATATTAAAATCCCAGTAAAAGAAGGAACAAAAAATAATAAATATGATTTTAGTGGACTTGGTAATTTTAGAAGTTCTACGTTAATGCATAATCCAAAGATAGAAATTAATGAAAAAATTATTGCCAAGTATGAGGAACTAAATAAATCAAAGAATAAGTTTTTTATGTGGTCACAATCTTGGGGATTGAAGAAGGAGGAAGTTTCAGGAGCACTTTATCAAACCATTGAATACGAATTTAAAAACTATTGCCAAGAAATAAAAGTTGATATAGTTGATGCTGTTGATATGGTTATAAAACATATCTATAAACATAATCCTAACTGCAAAAAATCATTTTTATTTAATTGCTTTGGATTAATGATAATTAATAATCTTAAAGCAAATATTAAAAAGTCATTAGAAGATGGATATTTTATATGTTCATGTTGTGGCAAGAGAATAAAGAAGAAAAGCAACTCTCAAAAAATGTGTGAAGTATGTAGTGAAGAGAAAATACACGAAAGGGACAGGAAAAGGAAGGCAAAGAAATCTATTGTGGTAAAATAATAAATCAAATTCCACAAATAGAAAAGTACCTGAAACCCTTGATATTAAAGGGATACAGGTACTTTTTACACACAAAATAATTAGACATAATCCCTTGAAAGTGTTGCTACAAAGGGGTTTTAAGCACTTTTAAAATAATTACAATATGAGAAGGAACATACTTCTCCTTAGAATAATAATATCACAGACTAAAATACAAGTCAAGAGAAAATTTAATGATTTTCCAAAAAAAATATACAAGAAAAATTGTTTTTAAGTGAGTGAAGAAAATGCAAAGTGAATTAATATCCAGAAGTGTACAGTATCAGAAAGACTGTGGAGTTAAGTCAAATTTCATTTGCAATAAATTAGGCATAGATCCAGCTTATTTTTGTAGATGGAAAAAATCTCAAAAACTATTAAATGATAAACACTTCAAATTATTAGATGAATTCCTACTAACCAAAGGTTACTGAAACCTTTAACACAGGTTATAAGCCATTGAGCAAGGCTTTAACATATTTGTTTTAATTTAATAATTTCATTTTATTTTCCATTTTAATTAATGATGCCGTTTGCCACTTCGTATCGACAAGCACGATACCAACTCCAAAACAAATGAGGAAAAGTGGTTGTACCCATAAACAGATTATGGGAGGCGTGATTAGAGAACACGCCTATTCTTTTTAAAATTTTATTAATCACCTTACCAGTGGTTAATATTGTGCAATTTCAATATTCATTATATTAAATGCGGCAGTTTACCCTTTCTCGGCGACAAGCCCGCCACCCTCCTAACCCAATCCGGAAAAAGGGCGTACCTATGGACGTATCATAGGTATTGGGGTATTAAGTGAAGTTCAGCAGCCTTTATTTAATACCTCAATATTCTTTTTAAGTCATTTTATTAAAATAAAGTGAAATAAATCAGAGAAGGAAGTGAGAAGCATAGAGGATTATAGTTCATATTCTAAAATAATGGAGGAAATTCAAACAAGAACCTCCGATTGGGAACAAATGAATAATGCAGATAGGGCAATAGTTAAAGCATTTGTGATGCAAGTAATAAACGACTTCACAGATTATGCCCAAAAAATTGAGCAATGGGAAAATTACTATGGAAAAGTTGAAAACGATATAGTTTTACAATAATAAAGGGGTTTATATGCAAGAAATAAATAAACAAGAAATGGATTTTCTCATAGAAAAAGGTCTTTTAAAGTGTGTAAAAGGCAAATATAGAGGTTTGATTACTGGAACTAGACAAAAATCAGGTAGAGCAAAATCTAGATGGGTTGAAGATCCAATTTATAACCAAATGATAAAACTACAACAAAATAAAAAATAAGAACAAAGGAGATTAAAGATATGGAAGAAATTGCTAATATTCAAGGTGAAATTGTTGTTGAGGAAAAAGGTAAAAAGAAAAGAGCAACAGCAGAAGATAAATTACAAATATTGTTAGATACACAATTTGAACGCATAGAAAAAATGGTCGATGATAAGTTTAAAAAGATGGATAAAATCATGGATGAAAAATTAGATCATAGCCAATACCGAATTTATAACAGTATAAAAAGCGAGATGAGGCGTTGGTACACTGGATATTATGATACTCAAAACTATGATAATTCCAGAAACTAAAGGAAGGTGAATTAATTGCCTTCATTTCAAGATTATATAAATGCTTTAAGAAATAATACACATATGCCTAGAATAAAAATTTATTTACTTAGACAAGATGAAACAATAATAGGGGATGGAATAACTTCTCTGCTTTCTAGTGCTTCTGGAAGCATAAATTGTCAAAATAGCAATGGTGTAAGGAGACATTGTAATTTTGATATCATCAACTTAGATAATAAATATCTTCCAAATATAGACACATTTTGGCTATATCAAAAAATACGTGTTGATTTAGGATTAGAAATGCCTGATGGAAGTGATTATTTTATTCCACAAGGAATTTTTGTAATTACAGATCCTTCAGTCTCTAGTAACCCAAGTGAATCTTATATTAAAGTTGATGCGTTGGATAAATTTTGTCTATTGGATGGGTCATTAAGTGGAGAATTGTCGGATTGCTACTCAATTCCTAGTGGTTCAGATATTAGTGAAGAAATAAAAAAAAATCCTAATACTAGCCCATGATCCACAACCTCCATTAATTGATACATCATTGGTTGGACTAACAACTTCATATGATATGACATATGAATCAAAAGATACTTTAGGAAAAATTATCAATGATTTGGCAGAGATATGTAGTAGTAATGTTTATTATTCAGTTTATGGTTATCTTGTCGTAGAAAAAGAATCTGGTGATGAATCTAAACCAAGTCAATGGGATTATACCACTGAAGAGGGTACTTATTTAGGAGGAGTTAATCAATTTAAGTGGTCTGAAGTATTTAATAGTTGCAAAGTTACTTCAACCAACGTAAATGGTTCAAATGTTTCATATAAGACTCAAAATTTAAATCTTTTATCTCCAACCAGCATTCCTAATTTAAATGGATTCGAGAAAGTATATAACTATTCTTCGAATATTTTAAGTACGGTTGAGCAATGCAAAGAACTAAGTGAGTACATTCTAAAAAGAAAAGGTGCTATTCAAAATCTAGTTAAGATTAATAGCATTCCAATGTATCACTTGGAGGCTAACAATGTTGTGACCGTTACAGATCCGCAATTAGGACTAGATAAAGAAAGATTCATTATAAATGATTTTTCAATACCTCTAGAAATTGGTGGAGTAATGTATTTGAACGTGGTTAAGGCAAAGGAAGTTCCGTTTGAATAAGCAGAAAATAATAAATGAAAGTGTGGGACTTTATGAATTATTGAAAAGGAGAATGAAGAATGGAGAAAAAATTGGACTCAATAACAGAGAGTTTAGATAATATTTTGGATTCTCTTCATCGTATTGAAAAAATGAATAAAATTTATTCAGATCAAAATGATGGAGATGTTAGAAATCTTATTAATTAATACTAACAAAAAATAATTAAAAAAGGAACGTGAAGATTAATGGAAGAGAAATATACTTATGTTTGTGCAGATTCTAATTTTAGTGCTTACTTACAATATCTTGGTTATAATTTTGAAATAAAAATAAATGAAAATGAAAATAGAAAACCAAATGTCGTATTTTTATTTGAAGGAGAATCTTCAAAAGAATTTAACAACATTTTTAAAAGCTACAGATTGGATGAAATAAAATTAAATCTCTCTAAATTCATTCGGTATAAAGATGATACTTTCCGAATGGTTAGAAATGCCCTTGATGATTATTATAACAAACAAAGACAAAGCAGTCTATAAGTCAAATATAAAAAACAGTAAGGAATAGAAATATTTTAAGGGTATCTCGCCCCTTATGCTTACTGTTTTATGTCTGGCGAGTAATAAAAGGAAGTGAATTGATGGATGAAGTAAAAGAAGATTGTGAAAATAATAATAGAATAAAATTGAACATAAATTTTGTTTCAGACATTATTGGTGATGATTATAAGGATTTGAAAAAAGGAGACGTAGTAATTATTGATTCCCAAACAGGAACAGGTAAAAATTACTTTGTTGAGAATTTTTTAATACCTTGGATTTCACCAAAAAAGCTATTATATATTTCAAATCGTACAAACTTAAAACGTGAAATAAAAATTAGATTACTTAACGAATATGGAATAGAAATACCCAGGACTCCTGAAGGAGAAGTTGACTTAGATAAACTTGACAAGAAAATTAAAACCATTGGTAATGTCACAGTATCGTCTTATCATGCCTTGCAACATAGCTCACTCAACGTAATGTACAAAGGTAAATACTTTGATTTAAGCAAATATGATTGCATAGTGTTAGATGAGTGCCATTTCCCTTTAACTGATAGTGGTTTCAATAATTTATGCTATTTAACATATTCTAGACTCTTTACTAAACAATATTCAAATATTATCAAAGTGTTTATGTCTGGAACTATGGAAGAAATTCGTGAAGATATTATTGAATACGCTAAAGAGGCAAATAAAACACCAAAAATTTATGAAACTGGCAGAGATTATTCCTATGTTAAACCAAAATATTTTAAGCATTATGGTTATACGGATACTATAACTAATTTAATTAAGAATGATACGTCTGATGAAAAATGGTTGATTTTTATTAGTAACCTAAATCAAGCAAAAAAAATATTAGATGGATTAGGAGAAGATAAATGTTCAATTGTTAAATCAGGTTCAAAATCAGATGAATTGACCTCCATTCTTACAGAGAATCATTTTAAGAAAAAAGTATTAATAGCAACAAAAGCTTTAGATAATGGGATTAGCATAAAAGATGATCTATTGACAAATATTGTAATTTTAGCATGGGACAAAACGAGTTTAATCCAGATGTTGGGCAGAAAGAGGATTAAGATTGATGAAGCTCAATTAGTAAATCTCTACATATCTACTAGGTCTAAAGGAGCATTTAAACAATTACTTAGGAAATATGATGCCAAGCAAAAAGACCTTGATTTGTTCAATTTAGAAGATGACAATAAAAACTCCTTTAATAAAAAATATGATCATAAACTTTCAAAGATTAGTGATGATTTGTTCTATAAAGATTCTGAAACAAATGAATTTATGATTAATCCTATTGGAGAATTTAGATTACATAAAGATATGAAATTTTCTGAAAGAATGGTTGAAGGATTTATAGCTGATAAAGATTTTGCTTACATTTATGAGCAATTAAGTTGGCTTGAATTGTCAGATACTTTTGATGAAAGTAATTTAATTGGTGAAGTCATATTAGATTCTGATATTGATTTATTAGAAGAATATCTAGATAGCATTGTTGGTGAAGTTATGTTGCAAGCTCCTGATAGAGAAGAATTGATTACAAAAATTAATCTTATTGATACCCATCATTCTAATATTAAAAAGAATAAAATAAAATTATTGAAAAATATTGATACCTTAAATAGTTATTTTAGAGAAATAGAAATAGATTTTATCATTAAAGAATTTGAGACTAGTAGAATGATTGACGGAAAAAAGAAAAATTTTAAGTCAGCATGGAAAGTTGAAAGATTTTTTGAATCAAATGATGATTAAAATTTACCCCCCTATTTTGTGATTTTTCTATAATATAGATATTTCACATTTTAGGGGGGTAAGAAATAATCAAAAAGAGATTAAAGAAAACAATCCGGCTTTCGCCACGGTGGCGAAAACGAAGAAATCAATTTTGACATTTGCTTAATTTTGCGACCGAGAGGGAAGCAAAATTTTAGCAAATTCAAATTGTTTCCCGTTCTCCTTTGGAACAAATAGGGGTAGTCAAAACGATGTACTAAAAAAGTTGTTTTTATTTTGTTTTATTTTTGTTCGGGCAAGCCCTCCAAAAAGTAAAGCCAAAAGTAAAAGCCAACAATTTTTAGTGAAATATTAATTTTTGAAAGAAGTGAAAATAATAATGGAAAATTCTAAAGACTTCTCTGAATTACTTGGTAACATAATAGAACAAAAGATACAAAAAGTAGTAAAAGAAGAAATGAATAAATCTGGAAATATGAGGGGATTTGCAGCTAAAGTTTCAAGTGTGAATGGTAATGGTACTGTAAATGTTATTTTAGCAGGAGAAACCACAATAATCCCAAATTTAAAAAATAAAACCAATCAAACCCTTGTCGCAAATGATGAGGTTTTTTTATTTTCAATCAGTAATTTAAGTAATGCATTTGTTGGTATTAAAAAATAAATCAATTTGAATTAAAAAGGAGAAATGAGAGAATGTATGAATTGAGAGATTATCAAAATGAAGCAATAGAAACTATTGAAACTATGGAAAAAGGAGAAAATAGATTAATTGCTTTGCCTTGTGGAACAGGTAAGACAGTTTGCTTTGCTCAAGTGGCAGCTAAAGCTAAAGGCAAAGTGCTTATTATTGTTCCTAGCAAGGAACTAAGGATTCAAGCAATAGATAAGTTGAAGAAGTTAGATCCAGATTGTGATGTTGGTTCTGTCCAGGCTAATATTAATCAGTTTGACCATAAAATTTGTGTGGCAATGAGACAAAGCCTAAGTCATAAAAAATCAACTCGTTTAGAGAAAATGCTTGAATTAGGTGAATTTGAGTATGCTATTTTTGATGAAGTACATATGGGTTTAGACCAAATTAAAATAATTTTAAATAAATTAAATAAAGACATTAAAATATGTGGGTTCACAGCAACCCCATATCCAGATAAATTAAGGGATATTTTTGATAAGGTTTCATATGGTAAAACAATATTAGAGATGATTAAAAAAGGATACCTTTGTGAACCAAGAGCATTTCAAATTCAGACAGATCAAGACATTAGTAATGTTAAGACTGTTGCAGGTGAATTCAATCAGAAATCACTTGAGGATGCAATTGATACTCCTCAAAGGAATAATCAAATAGTTGATGCTTATTTGAAATATGCTAAAGATAGGAAGCATACTGTTATTTTTACTGCTGGCATAGAACATAGTAATAATATTATGGATGCCTTTAATGAACGTGGAATTAATTGCAAAACTGTTAATTCTAAAACTGATAAAGATGATAGAGAAGAATTGTTAGATGCTTTCTCAAACGCTAAATTTCCTGTGATTACGAATTGTAATATTCTAACTACAGGATTTGACTTAGAACCTTTATCTTGTGTCATTCTAGCCTCTCCAACGAAGAGTAAGACTAAATATGTTCAGCAGATAGGGAGAGGGCTTAGAGTCCATTCTAGTAAGTCTGATTGCTTAATTTTAGATATGAAAGATACTATTAAGACACATGATTTAATGAGTATTGATGATGTTTTTGATGTAAAAATTAAAAACGGAGAAACTCCGACAGAAGCAGAAGAAAGACAAAAAGAAGAAATTATTGAAAAACAAATTGCAGATCAAAAAGCTGAAGAAGAATTAATTAGGCAACAAGAGCTATATGCTCAAGAGGTTGCCTTATTTAATGCCAATTTAGGAAGTACGTTAGAAGAAACATCTTCATACGATTGGTGGAAGGTATGCAATAATACTTATGCTTTGTCAATAAGTACAGATTTTCACTATGTCATTGAAAAAGATAAATATGATGATCAATTTTATGTCTACGAAATTAACTCCTTAAAAGATCATAATTCTATTGAGTTGATTAATTCAAGTTTAAATTGCATAGATATGATTGATTTTATTGAAAATCAAATGATTAGTAAGATTACTTCATTTATGCTTAAAAATACTCCTTGGAAATTAGAAGATGCTACTCCTGCTCAGTTAAGAGCTATTAAGTTTGCAGTAGTTGAAAACAAATGGGATTGTCATATCTATTTTAGTAACTGGAAGATTAAGAAAATTATGAAGGTTAATAGATAAAAAATAATAATTGAATAAAAGTGAGGATGATTAATATGAGTTATTTGCAGTTATTTTTAACTGTCTTTTTTACTAATTTGTTGACCAATTTAGCTATTGATTATGTTAGGAGTAGAAGGAAGGCATAAGGATATGAAATCAATAAAGTTAATATACTTTGAAAATATGCATCGAAAACCAAAAGCAGTAAGACATTTGCTTTGTGATGAATGCAATAAAAATAATATTAGTTGTTTAGATGGTGATGAGATTTGTTTGCCATTGGAGATGTTCGTTCAATTATGTGGAGAGAAAAGCACAATGGGTAAATTAGAGATGATTGACAATGTTAGTGGTTACTTAGATTTAGATTAATCGTATTCTATTCGATAGTTATTCGATAAAACACAGTAATAGCAATAGTTTGAGGTGTTTTTAATGTGCAAATAGGGATATTTTAATAAATTGTTATCGTCAAAAGTCCCTATTTGCAATGGGTTTTACGATAAACAAAAAATAATAAAGGATGGTAAAATAATGAATATTATGGCGGTAATTGATATTAATGGAAATAAAAATGTTTATGATATTGAAAAGGTTTTGGGTAATCTTATGATTTTACTAGATAAGGAAATGAGTGAATCAGACACAAATAAAATTCAGAAATTAGATTGCCTTATTGAATTAGTTAAAACTAGAATTGAATTAATTAAATCTATAGGAGATGAAAATAAGGATCTTCCTGATAATTTATTCTATTGTCTCTTCAAAAAACCTATTATGGAATTAGAGGATGAACTTCACGAATATGAACTTATGAAGGAGAAAAACACAAAAGAACAAATAATAAAAGATGCTGAACGCATTAAAGCAGCAGATCAAATTCAATCTCTTAAAAATTTACTTGAAACCAAAGGTGAGGATATTCTCAAAAAGGTTCTTAAAGATGGAGTTGAATTGCCTCTAATTTATGACACTAGCATTTTTCAAAAGAAAATTAATGATATGCAAATGGGTTTATTCCGTGATATTTCGAAAACATATTCTGGTGGATTTTTTAGATAAAAGGAGTGATTTTTAATGTCAAATTATCGCATAGGGATTGGTGAAGTTGGATATATTGGATCTCCTGATTTACAAACGTCTGAAGCTAATCAAGAGGTTATTCCTAATGGTAAAACGTGCTACAAATTTAGTTTTGTAAATCATAATACTTGTTTATTTAATGTCATTAGATGGTTTTGAAATGGATGTTCAAGATATGTGGATATCGTCGTTTAAAATCATAGAAAGTGGAATTTCCTTTCATTATATTGGTGCTGTAACTAATTCTTAATAGAAATAAAATAAAAGGAAATAGATGGTATGATTATTGATCCTAGAAGAAGTGGTTGCATAATTTGGTTTATGAGCAAAAGAAAAGTTCAAACAATTAATGGTACTTTGGAGGAATGTGCTGATAGAATAATTAAGTACATCACTAAGTATGAATTGGATGAAGAGACAAAGGAAGAAAAATTAATTCAATGGTGCTATATCAAATTAGATACTACCTGTAGCATAGGGAAATTATACGCTGAGTATTTCAAGGATAAAGGAATTAAATTTGATACGATTAAGGTAGCATTAGACATATTGTGATATTTAAGGATAGAGAGGTGGGACAGATGGAAATTGATGCACAGAAACAGTTAGCTATTGATTTGCTTTTATTAGGTGAGAGTAAAACTAATATTGCCTTGAAAGTTGGATGCCAAAGACCAACTCTTTATTCTTGGATGAAAGATCCAGATTTTAAAGCAACAATGGAAGCACAACGTAAGGATATTATTAGTCAAGCAGATTACTACATAACTTCGAAAACAAAAACTTACATTGATAAGTTAGATGATATTGCAATGAATGGTAAAGATCAAAAACTTCAAGCTCAAGCTTGTATGTATCTTTTAGATAGGGTATTGGGTAAAGCATCTACTAAGGTAGAATCAAAGTCTACGGAGGAAGAAAAGTCACCTGAAAAGCAAGATTTAGAAAATGAGTTTGCTAGATTTAGGAAAGCTAAAGTTGTTGACATTAAGGAAGCAGATGTTAAATAATGTTATTGTGTCAGTGAGTGACACTATGGTATTTATTGGTTATGATTGTGATATTGAGATGGCTGAAAGTGGCATGGAATAAGGATTTATTGATTATGTGGTTAATGGATAGTTATTTGATGTTTATTTATTGTTTACATTGGTCAGCGTTCAGGGGCGTTGTTATGTCTAAATTTTATTGAAAATGTCCACGTTGGACACACATATGTCCTTGATATGTGTACATTACCAATAATCCCAATGTCGAATTGTCGAATTATGATTGCTCTATTTTAAGCCTGTCGTGTTTCACGACAACCTATCTTCCTCACTTATGGGGAAACCCATTGAAAGAAAACTTTTATGTTAGTGTAACTTAATGATATTGTGTTACACTCACTAAAACCCTACAGACCGCATGAATACTAGGATTCTTCATATCTATCTTGCTTCATCTTGTTTAGTGTAACATAATGAGTTGACTTATAACTCTGAGTGTACTATAATGAGAGTAAGTAATAAGGATATGAAGGAGTGTAGTACATGGAACTAGTAATGCCTATCAAAGACAAAGGTAAGATAGAAGAGATGAAACAGGAGCTACTTAAACAGAGTTATAGAGACTATATGATCTTTGTCTTTGGTTGTAACTGTGGTCTAAGAATAAGTGACATCATAGATTTAAAGGTATCCGATGTAAAGAATAGGCGGTACATTGAATTAAGGGAGCAGAAGACTAATAAGAATAAGATGTTCCCTATATCTGGTCAATTCAAAATGGAAATAGATAAATATATCCAAGGTATGAGTGATAGTGATTACCTATTCACATCACGTCAGACGTGCAAGGATGGCACTAAGAAGAACATAACAAGAGTTCAGGCATATAGATCATTGAAGCAGATAGCAGATAGGTTAGGCATAGAACACTTTGGTTTGCACAGTATGAGGAAGTCGTTCGGTTACTTCTACTATGAAGCAACAGGTGATCTAGTAAAGCTCATGGATATGTTCAACCATTCATCATTGGCTATTACTAAGCGTTACATTGGAATAACTCAAGACGAATTGGATGAGAGCTTAGAAGGTTTCTTTATTTAAATAGCACTAAGTAACTACATTAAATAACGGCATATAATAAAGAGATATTTAAAAAGGAGATAAAAAACTTATCTTCTTTTTTTGTTTGTCTTTATGTGTCGAATAAAGTATTTATTTGTCGAAAAGGGGTATCCTTCTTTTTCCAATCCCCAAATGATGCCCCGCAGTTAGTTCAACAATTATTTTTATAAAATTTTTCAGAATCGAGGTTTAAAATGACTAAAGAAGAAAGAGACAAAGAACGATTAGAGGAGCAACAAAACACGCAACTCCTTTATGATTACGTTTATCTTGAGTACATAAAAAATGGTGCTAGTGAAGAAGAAGCAATTGAAGCTACTGAAGATTTAATGTTTAAACATAGTAATAATTTATTTGGTATTAAAGGTTTGGCTTACAATATCGGAGAAATATCAATTCCATTCTTTTGCAAATATTTCCTTCAAGATACCTTTACCCCTAAACCTAACAATAAAGCTAGAAATCTAGCTCAAGTTCATTTAGATGTTTGGGATATGTTGGATAAAATGTTTATCAAAGATGAATTTGATAAAGCAGAATTAATTCTCCCTAGAGGAACGGCAAAAACTACAGTTTGCGACTTCGCCATTTCTGTCTACCTTCATTGCTACAAGAAATCAGATTATACCTTAGTAGCAGGAAAAACTGAAGGTGATGCAATAGAGTTTATTGCTGAAGCAAGAAAAGCATTTGAAGAAAATAAGTACATAATTAAAGCATTTGGTGAATTGATTGATACTAAAAATAACACAGTCAATAAACTTGAATTGGAATTAACTAACAAAACAAAAATTCAAGCTATTTCTTCTACAAGTTCTATGCGTGGTAAGAAGTATAATGGCAACCGTCCTTCTTGCATTATTGCCGATGATTATCAAGGAAAATCGGACGTTATTACTAAAGAATCAAGGGATAAAAAGTACAATACTTTTATTGAAGATGCCGGTTATGCAGGTGATGAAGCAGTAATAAGAAACGGAGTAAAAATTAAACCTGCTACCAAATTCATTGTTTTAGGTACTATTCTTCATTCAGATTGCTTCATGTCCAGACTTCTAAAGAATAAAGACTATAAGCATATGCTTAGAAGAGTAGTTGATTTTGATGTTGAAAAGGTATTCCATGAGGGATTATGGGAAGAGTTTAGACAAATCTATTTCAATAATAAGCTTCAGGATTCAGTTTCGGAGGCAAAAGAATTCTATTACCAACATGAAAATGAAATGAAATTTACCACAATTTGGGATGATAAATTTGATCCATTGGAGCTTAGTCTCAAATACTACAATAATCCTTCTGCATTTCAACAAGAAATGATGAACGATGCATCTAAGATTGGAATAAAATGGTTCACCTCAAATAAAAGTGAATCTCCTAAAGTAATCGAAAGTCACGACTTCATTAAAACAATGCTATGCATTGACCCTGCTGCCACTTCAAGTCAAAGGAGTGACAGTTTTGCTTTTTTAGTGGGAAGTTTATCTAATAATGGTTTTAAATACTGTAGAAAAGGTGAATTAATAAAATTTGATGCCAGGACTGAGTTTGATAAGTATATTCAACATATTGTTGATCTTTTATTGGACTATCCTGATATCACACATATCTATTTGGAGAAAAATACTTTTTTAGGTGTGGATGCCAATAAATTAGAGCAAGAAATAGAAAAAAATATTCTTTTAAAACGTAGAGATTTAGTGATTGACAATGAATATCAAAGAGCAAATAAAAATGACCGTATTGAAACAATCGTTTCAGACGTGAATAATGGCAGAATCATTTTTAATTCAGAAGATGAGGATTTTATTAACGAAGTTATGGACTTTGCAGGGACAGATTTTACTCCTCATGACGATGGAGTTGATATTTTAGCTTCATTTGCAAGCAAAATTGATCTAATAGAAGTTGTTCGCAAGGTTAAATTTTACGGTACTAGATAAAAGATAGAGGTGGTGACATATGCCAGATTTAGATTTATTAGCAAAATGCAAAGAGGAACATGATTTAAATAGTGCTACTTACCAAAAGATGCAGGATTATTATGATGGTAATGGTAAGACAGATGCTATGGTAAATTATAAAATGATTACTTCTAGAGCAAATAATAAAATACCAAAAAATATGATTCAAAAATTTGTGTTGGAAGAGGTTTCATATTGTGTTGCCAATGGGATTAATTATTCATCTCACTCTAATGATGATGCTATTATTGATGATATTAGATTGAATATAATAAAGTCATGGAGTGAAAAGCATGAAGATGAGCTTCTAAAACAAGCATTAATATTTTCCGAGGCATACGAATTACTGTATGTTGGTAAAGATACAAATTTTAAATCAATGATTCTCAATCCATTAAATTCATATGTTTTAAAAGATGAATTTGGTGATATTAGAGTATTTATTAGGTTCTTCCAAAAGAAATTTGAACCTGAAACACAATATGCTGATGTTTATGAGGATAATCTAATCTATCATTATACTGTTGACGGAGGAAATTTTGTTCAATATGGCAATGTAGATACTCATATATTCTCTAAAGTTCCTGTTGGAGTATGTACTATTGGTTCTATTTATGAATCAATATTCGGCAATATTAAGGGGCAACAAGACGGATATGAGCAAGTAAGCTCAGATTATGTCAATGAAATAGCTGATGCAAGAAATGCAATTTTATTAACTACAGGTGCATCCTTAGAAGAAGGTGCAGAGGATGATATTAAAACTAAAGCAGTTATGGAACTTCCTGTAGGTGGAGATGCAAAATGGTTGATAAAAACGTTCTCAGACGCTTTCATTCAAAATGCATTAAATACCTTAAATGATAATATGTACTCTCTTGCTAATCATATTGATCATAACCAAAAGCTTTCAAGTAATACTTCTAGTCTAGCTCAAAAGAATAAACTTATGGGTTTAGCTAGTAAGTGTGCTAATAATATTCATGCCATGCAGGATTGCATTAAGGTAAGACTTCAGTTTTTATTTGAATTTCTAAAGGTAAAACAAAATAAAAATTATTCTTATTTAGATGTAGACATCAAATTGACTCCATCAATCCCAACGGATGATTTAATGGTTTCACAAATTTTGAGTCAAAATCCTAAGATCCCAACTGAAGTAGGATTTGCTCAATACTCCTTTATTCAAGATGTTGATAAAGTAATGGCTTTATACGAAGAAGAAAATAAAGCTAATAATATTGGAAATGATTTGCTTAATAATAGTAATAATCCTCCTAATGGTGGTGTTGAGTAATGCCAGATGGAGTAAATCCAGAATATCAATCTAAAATAGAAGATATTAAGGTTGAAGGAGAAAATCTGTCTGAAAAAGGAATGAATAAAGTTTATTCCAATCAAAAAATTTCTTTAGATGAACTTCAATCTATCATTGGTAAAATGTTTGTTGACTATGATACTGAAAAAGGTTTTTTGAAGCTCACAAGGCAACAAGAAAGTAAATTAACTAATGAAATGAAAGACAAACTGAAAGAGATGGGAATTACTTTAGCTAATAATGAGGTTCAAACTGTTGCGTCAATTTTAGGTGCAGTTTATGCAACAACTTATTATATGAATGCTTGGGTATTGGATGAAGGTATTAATGTTGCTTTAAAATTTGATATCCTTAAACCTGAAGTCATTAATAAAGCTATTAATACTAAGTTCAAAGAGGAGTTATTTAGTGACCGTATATGGAAAAATAAAGCTGATATGATAGATAAACTACAATCATCATTGATAAATGCATTTAAAGGTAGAATATCTATTGATAAAATTGGAGTAGAAATTAAAAAAACATTCAATGTTTCAGCTTATGAATCTAAGCGTTTGGTGATTACTGAAACAGCTAGGATTCAAACTCAAGCTACAGATGATATTGCTGAGAGTACAGGTATCAAGAAACAAATGTACTCTGCAACTTTGGACAAAAAGACAAATCCTAAAGATGCTAGTTTTGATCAAAAAATCTATAATGTTGACGATCCAAATAAACCAAAAATTCCACAACATCCAAATTGTAGGTGCGTATGGGTAAATATTCCATTCGATGGATGGAGTCCTACACAAAGAAAAGACAATATCACAAAGAAATTAATACCAAATATTGATTACAAAACTTGGAAGAAAAATAATGGTATTAAAGACTAATATTTGCATCTCTTGCTTAATATGATATACTAATAATTGGAAAGGAGAATGTAAATATGAAGTATTGTACAGCTTGTAATCAAAATGTAACGCCTACTAAAAAGTTCAGTATTTTATGGTTTTTAATTAACTGTTTATGGCTTATTGGTGGATTAGTATATGTTTTATATTATTTTATGTTTAAGAAAAAGGTTTGCCCCATATGCAATGGTAGTCAATTTACAAATAGTGAAGGTATTGCCATAGAAAATTCATTTGAAAATCAAGTTGGTGAATTTAATAATAAAGCAGATGATTATATTGCAAGGAAAAAACAAGAAATTGAAGCACTGAAAGAACAAAAAAGACTAAAAAAATTAAGCAACTAAATTAAATTTTGTTAAGAACACTCTATTTTTTATAGGGTGTTTTTTATATGCCAAAAAATATTAAAAAAATATTGCGTCACTAGTTCTAAGGAGTTAGTGGGGCAGAAAGAAGGTATTAATAATGACATTAGAAGAAATCAAAGCGTATTTGGAGACGAACAAAGAGAATTCAGACGTAAAAGCTTACTTAGACAGTTTCAAGGTACAACCTACTTTGGAGGTGTTCAAGAGTAAGTTAGGTGAACCAGATTTTAAGAGTTTTATGGATTCTGAGAAAGATAAACACTTGACTAAAGGTATTGAGACTTTTAAGACAAACAATTTAGATGCTCTAGTTACAGCTAAAATCAAGGAACTTTATCCTGATACAGATCCAAAAGATAAAGCAATAGCAGATATGAAAGCTGAACTCGCTGCAATGAAGGCTGAAGGATTGCGTAAAGAACGTGTCAATGTTGCCTTAAAGATTGCGACAGAGAAAAAACTACCAGTGGAGATAATTGATTATTTTATTGGTCAAGATGAAGAAACAACTATTAATAATTTAACTGTTTTGGAAAAAGTATTTTCACCTCATGTTGAAGCTTTAGTAGCAGAACGCATGAAACCAACTTATGTTCCTCCGAGTGGTGGAACTCCTCCTAGTGGCAAGAACCCTTGGAGCAAAGAACATTTTAATCTAACAGAGCAAGGAAAAATTATTAATTCAGATCCAGCACTTGCAACTCAACTTCAAGCACAAGCTAATAAATAAAAAATAAAAAAAATAAAGTGAGGTAATGTAAAATGGCAGTAACAAAAATTAGTGATATTATCGTCCCTAGCGTATTCAATCCTTATGTAGTTCAGGAAACCAATCGTTTAGATGCATTCGTTCAAGCAGGTATTGTTCAAAATGACCCTGCATTTGATGTACTTGCAATGAGTGGTGGAAACTTAATTAATATGCCTTATTTTAATGATCTATCTGGTGATTCCGAGGAATTGAGTGATACTGCTGCATTAGGAGTTAATGCAATCACTACTGGTCAAGATAAAGCTCGTCTTCATATGCGTGGTAAAGCATGGGGAGTGAATGACCTTGCAACTTCTTTAAGTGGTGCAGATCCTATGGCTGTAATTGCTTCTAAAGTAGCAAAATATTGGGTAGGTGAGCGTTCTAAAGTGTTGTTTAAATCTTTAGCAGGTATTGAAACAACTGCTGTTGCAAATGTTCATGATATTTCTGCTGAAGCAGGAGCTGCTGCTGTAATTAGTGGTGCTACTACTTTAGATGCTAAACAAAAGCTTGGTGATAATGCTTCTAAATTAGTTGGAGTAGCTATGCACTCTGCTACCTATACCAAATTGCAAAAAGATAACTTGATTGATTTTGTTCCAACTTCAGATGCAAAAGTATTAATTCCTACTTATCTTGGGTATAGAGTTGTTTATGATGACTCTTGTCCAGTAAATGCAGGAGTTTATACTACTTACTTATTTGGAGAAGGGGCATTTGCTTTAGGTAATGGATCTGCTCCTGTACCAACTGAAACGGATCGTGATGCATTAGCAGGTGACGATATCCTTATTAATCGTCAACACTTCATCCTCCATCCACGTGGAGTAAAATGGAATGAAGCAAATGTTGCTGGTGCAACTCCTACATTTGCCGAAATTGCAACTGCTGCAAACTGGACTAAAGTTTATGATACTAAGAATGTTCGCTTGGTTATCTTTAAGCATAAACTTGCGTAAATAATAAAGTTTTTAAGGTAGGTCAAGGGATTTTTTCCTTTGACCTACTTATTTTATAGGAGGAATGATTATGAGTTTAACTGGATTTAATCGTAGACGTAGAGAAATAGAAAAGTTAAAACTTGAGGAAAAAGCAAAATTGGAACTTGAACGAAAGTTAGAAGAAGAGGAAAAAGCAAAATTGGAAGAAAAAACTAAAAAAGAAGTAAAAAGCAAAGGTGATCAATAATGGCAATACTTGATGATGTAAAAACTTTAGTAGGTATAGATTTACTTGATATATCAAGAGATGATCTATTGAATATTTACATTCGCAGAGGTATTACATTGATTACGAAGTATCTAAGAAAAACTGTAACGGAAGATATTGAAACGGTTTATCCAGATGCTTTAATTGAATATGTAGTTCAAGTTTATCGAAAAAAGGGAAATGAAGGTTTAAAGTCTTATGGTCAAGGTTCTAGATTAGGAAGTTATGGAGAAGAATTAAGTGATTCAGTTAAATCACTTTTACCATCTCCATCAATAAGGATGCGTGGATAATATGTTAGGTGGTTATAAAGTAGGAGTTTATATAAAAGGAGAATCTACTAAAGTTGGTGGAATTGCAATCCCAGGACAATTAATATGGATTAAAGATGTTGATTGTGATATGCAAAGTTATAGTAAAGAATTACTTATTAAACAATATGGTTTAAATATTGAAGTTAATAAAAGATTTTTTATAGATTATGACCAAAATATTAAGATAGGAACAATTTTTTCCTATCTTAATTCACAAAATGAAGTTGAAAAATATGAAGTCAAAGCAATTCCGTGGGATAGTGAACCAACAATGGAAGTAGTATGTTTAAAAATTTAAGGTATTTAATTTAGGAAGGAGGAGGAATAATTGGCGAATACATTATCTGCTACCGAAGTGTCATTATTAAGAGAACTTTTAGCACAATTGCAAGGTAAAAATAAAGTTTCACTAGTTTATAGTGATGAAAATAATGGCATTCCTATACCTATCCCAACTGTTGAAACTGCAATCACTACAGAGGATACTTGGGTTTATAACATTATTGTTAGTAATGTTATGCCTGAACCTATGTTTTCGGTTGTTTTTTCATTGATGAACGGTGATGGTACTGTTATTTTTAATAATCTTTATGCAAGTCCAATGATTCTAAATCAAATACAAGGGCCAATATTTTTTAAAGGTGGTATTAGGGCAGTAGCAAGTGTTGAAGGTGCTACTATTATCCTAACTACTTAGAGGTGATGAATTATGGCGTACAAAAGTTATAAAGACCAAGTTAAACAAGCTTTAAAACTTTGTAAAAAGGAATTTTGTGAAAGTGTTGGAGCATTAGGAGTAGCAGAAGCACAAAATCTTACTCCTGTTTTATCAGGTAATCTTAGACGTTCAGAAGTCTATGAAGTAATGCCTAATGATGAAGGGGTATATATTGGAGTTACACCAAATGCTCCTTATGCAATAGACGTTGAAAAAGGAAATAGTAAACAAAC